TATATATTATTCTGATAAGACAGCGCCTTCCCCGCCCTTATGCTTCCTTTTGTAAAATCTCCAACTCCTCCTCCAAATCCGTTATCAACCATTTTTATCAACTCACTATAAGTAAATTCAAAAATATTTTCCGGTAAATTAAAAACAGATATATCTCCGTTCCATATACTTCTTAATATTTTTTCTATTTCTTTGTTAGTTAATGGCATTTTTATTTTGTTTTATCAATATTTTGTATTTATTTTGTATATATAACTAAACTAAAAAATTGAACCATGAAAAAATTATTCATTCTATTACTTATATTAAGTGCATTAAGTGCAAAATCTCAGTTTTATACTAAATTTAAGCCCGTTTTTGATATCGAAATAGGAACTAAGGACAGAACTCTTAATTTTTACGAAAGGAGTTTTATAAACAAATCTGCTTACGACTATCCTGCTAATTCTTTTTATTCCGATATAAAAATAGGTGTTCGTTTCCATAACTTTTATTTAACAACAAATATAATTAGCAATTTTTCTTATTCTGGGCTTAATAGCAAAACATTCACTCCTTTTTTATCGGAATACTATTTTGATTTATATTATAAGGCAAAATTTATTACATTTGGGTATCAGCATTTTTGCTCTCATGCTACAATATCTCAGGATAATATTAATTTTTCTGATACTAATTACATAAACGATTCTCATGACAAGATTTATATAAAATTTACTATTTTAAAATAACTATGGAATATGATTGATTATTATCCACCCTCTATTATATGACGTTTTATCAAATAGGGCATTGTCATAAAATAAAGCGTCCGGATTTCTTGATAATAGTATTTCCGTTGCATCAACCTGCGATCGACCTCCTGCATCCTGAAAAGAAATTGATGATAATATTGGCCCCGCTGTTAAATTTGACAGACTAGAAGGAGAGGACACCGCGTCATCATCTTTGCGTATAATAACATTATAATTTATTATTTTTGACAAAGTTAACGAATGAGCCACAACGATAGCTGTAGTAGCATCCATATCCCAATCTCCTATTTCTATTACAGTTGTTATCATTCCTCCTACAACATCGGCTAAAGTGCCTGGGGAAATAGTTCTATTTATGTCTGTTAATGCCTGAGCTTCTGTCGTATCTGCAAGTTCGGAAGTTCCTCTCACTGATTGCGAAGCCTGAGGTAGTCTATTAACGCTTATGTTTGTAGTTCCTATATTTATGTTCGCTATAATTGCGTCTGGTAATCTTAACGCTCCAGAATAAGCTAAGCTGCCAGAGCCTGCTGTAACTGTCGCTCTATTCTTTGCCCATGTTTGTCTGACTATCGTATCGTTAAATGTTTTATCTCCCGCTGTGTCGTATGTTGTTACTTTTTCAAAATGCGTTCCTGTAGCCGTGTGTGAGTCTACTTGCAATATTTCACCATCTAACATAATATATCCTGCTGATACAGGACTCCCGGAAACGCCTGTTATAATATAATTGCTTCCGTATTCAGCAAATGCAGCAGTCAATGTTCTTTTATTTGCTTTATTATTCCTGTCTAAATCGTCAAAAGATATATTAGGCTCACCCCCTGTGTATGTTAATTTTTCATCCATAATTTAAAATGTTACTATATTAAACGTTTTTGCTGCTTCGCTATATCTTTTTACTTGCTTAGAAATGATGTTTGAGTCAAAGGATATTATAGCGGGTATATTTATTGTAAAATTATGTGTCGAAGATATAGATTCACCTTGCAAATATAATGAAAACGGGATAGGTGATGATTCGCCTTGTAAATACAGGCTTATTGGCGTAGGGTCTGTTTCGCCTTCTAGGTAAAGATCAAGATTAATAGCTCCGTTAACTATATTATTTTCCGTGATAAATATCCGTTTTTGGTCTGGATCATAAATGTCATTTAGTAATGATTCTAATGCTAAATGTTGTCCGGTGTAGTCTAAATATGTAACAGTACTTATCTGGAAAGCTAACAAATCATCTGAAAGTTCTTGAATCGGAGCTAATATAGACCTAATATAAGGAACTATTTTAGCCTCTAATCCAGCTTTTGTTTTTCTCCAAAAGCTAGGGATTAAATTTTCGCCAACATTAGCCCAGTATATATTAAAAATACTCATGATGTATATGTTATAGTTGAGCTTAACAGAAAAGAAGGATCAGCTTTCATATATCCGGCAATCGAGCTGTATGATTGAGAAGTGGTTAATAATATGTCTGTATACGCTCCTCCGTTAGGTTTTGCTTCTACTGCTGTAGCTACTGCATTAATAACCCCTGTTGCTGCTGCAATTGCCGATGTGAGCTTCATTACCTGCATTGTTCCGTTAAAGTTTTCTGTTTGAAATGTTTGCAAAAAATTATTAACTGCATCCTCTACAGGCTTTGTTGCTCCATCGCTTATTAGCGTTCCTGTATTATCTAATAATTCAGGATCATATGTAATAGTATAATACAATTTAATCAAATCTGGATTGTCAGACTTAAAAATAATAGGAGTGCCTGCAAATCGTTTAGATTTCCAGTAATCCTCGAAAGTAGATAATTCAGTAGCCGATAACGGCTCAGCCACTCCGCTTGTAATTTTTGCAACCTTTATCGTAATTAGTCCGCCGGCTTCATCTGCTGCCGCTAGCTCAATAATCCTTTTATCTAGGTCAATTACGGGATAAACTATCGACTTCCCTTTTAATGTTATTAATATGCCGTTTTCATCTGTGTAAGTATTTCTAAAAACTAATTGATCTCCATACTGAAAATTTAAGCTTTCAGCCGCATACCATTTTAAAACCCCTGTAGGGATTTCCAGCTTCCTTTCCTCTACATCGCTTCTTAATACGTCATATAAGTCTTCAATTACTTTTATTGCTACAGCACATATATAAAAAATCAAATTCCAAAACGCTGCCGAACTCGTAGATGTAACTCCTGATAGCCCAGCCTCTGCATTTTTCTGATCTATCATTGATTGCTTTATTTGCGCTATAGTTCTAGCCATTTATTTTCTTTTTATACAAGTTTGCAACTTCATTCATTATTGATCCAATTTTATTATCAGGAATATTGATTTGATTTTCTTCAACTTCGTACCCTGTCTTTTTTCTTACTTCTTCTGAGGTAATAGCGTATCCAGCTCTCTTTAATTTTTCTATATTGTCAACATGATTATTAATAGTTATCTGCTCTGAAAAATCCCATTGACAAAATATTTTTTTAGACGAAGATATAATACCTACCTTTTTCATTCGTGGTATTAATTCTTTGTTTATTACTGTTGATATATCTAGTTTATCTGAATATATAAGGTCTTCGAATACTCCTTTATGTACATCTGCTGATCCTGAGTATGATTTCTCATCTGTAGTCCCTGTTTGAGATAACACTATTTTACTGATTGCTTTATCGCATTTTTCGATAAGCATACCGTAAATATTATGAGGATCACCACCTCCTTTTTGTTCAATTATATTTATCTCATCCTGAAAATCGCCTATTATGTATGCCGCACCAGTTTGCGCCTCAAAAGAATCTATTAAATTCTGTCTTCTGCCATTATCTCTTAAATCTGTTTTAGCAACTCTTAAAGGCATGCCAAACCTATCTGCGTGTTCAGACCATGATCCAAATACAGACTTGTAAATAATGTAAGGGGCACATTTATTAATTATTCCTAAGTCAATCCTGCTCCCAACGCCTATAATCCATTTATTATAAGCAGGATCATCTATATCAATAGCATTTGAACCCCCTCTCATAAACGCAAGCCTTGAATCTAATAATATACTGTGATAATATGGTATTAAATTTTCTTCGGGGAATTTTTCAACAAAGTCATATGTTTTATTAACTATATCTCCTAATTGAATAACTTCGTAGCCGTAAAATTTAGATAACATTACGATACGCATAAAATCCCTAAACCAAGGTAGCGGATGCCCTTTAGGGTCTATAAATTTACCCATCTCTTCCTCGTCCTCGTCTCCTGATTCGTCCATTATCTTGAATGATCCAGTAATTGCTTTGTTTATCCTTGACTGCATAGCGGAAAATAATTGATAGTCATCAATAAAATCCTTATACATTTTCATTAATTCTTCTCGGTCTGGGTTGTCGATATCCTCGGCATTTTCTACGGCTGATCTCCATTCTCCTATATCCTTAGAAATGCGCTCTAATATTTCAGGACGTAATAATTTTAATACATTAGAGCTTTTTGTATTTTCTGTAGATATATTTTTAAATTTATCTAATCCAGCGTTTATTCTTTTGTTTATATAGTCGTTTAATAATCCCATATTAATATCTGTATGATGTAATTGGCGACGATCCGTAACTGAATCTTTGTGTATTCTGTTCTATTTCATCGTCTTCATTCAGTTTTACGTCTAAATTAGGCGTTATTTTGCCGTTCGATACCTTTTCAAGCCATGCTATAGCGTGTTCAGACTTATCCTTATTCCCTGCGCCGTCGTATCTTATTTGGCGAATTTCAGGGATATTCCTTGGAGTTATTCGTGAAAATAAATTATAAAGCGTAACGTCTATTACAACCGTTTTTAATTTCTGGTTTCGATTATCTCCTGCCGTGAATTTCGTTGTATCTGTTGGCAAATCTCCTGCCGTAGTAGCTAAAATGCAAGTATAAAAAGTGTTATTGTCTGCTTTTAAATCCCATTTAGCAGGAGCTGTTTTTGGCGTTTCAGCTAATGCTATTGAGGTGTTGGCTATATATATCTTCTCATCCTTTTCGGGGCTTACTCCAATATCAAAACTAACCTGATCGCCTAAAGCATAGGTTAATGTTGCGCTGTATGTAGTTGGACTCCAGAAAACTCTATCACCAACAGTATAAATGCTTGTTTTGGAATATACCTTAACTGCCCTAAACGCCTTATCCTCATCGTATCTGTGCCTTATATATCCTGCTACTTCCTCTACCGCCTCAGATATTGAATCATTTACTATACGATCAGTTACGTTTGTTAATTCGTCTAAATAATCAGCTTGTATTAAGCTTAAAAAATCATACTTTACCAAAAATTTACTCATTACGTCAAGTATTTTTGTCAAAATTACTCATTATATTGTAATATAACAATTTGATTAATACATATGTATAAATGTACTTTGTATAAGTTTGATAATTTAATTAATAATTCATACATTTGTACAAACATAATTGTCATGGATGAACGGATAATTAAACTAATAACCCACCAGTTGCAAAACAATTTAACAGACTTGGAATTATCTCAAAAAATAGGAATAAGCAGGCAAACTCTGTATCATATTAAAAAAGGAGTCCCTGTCTTTAAATACACTGAGACATTATTTATTAAATATTTAAATAGTATCCAATGACAGAAAACCAGAAAATTACTTCAGATATTCTTTTTATTCAAAGAAAACCTTATAAGACGTGCCTAAAAAGTTACTGCAAAATTAATTTTATAAAACAGTCCGATATAGCAAGATCATTAAATCTAACCAAACAAGAATTTTCAGATTTTTTAACAGGTAAAAAAAACGCCTCTCCGTCGAAAGGCGTTTTAAGTTATGAAGATTTTAAAAGAAGTATAAATAATGAATTAGGAATTGATTTTATTGATTTTTGCAATACTTTCATTATTACGTAATTAGTCTACATTACTCACGGGGTGAAGACAACTTTTTTTATTTTAATCATTAAAAAGCAAATTAAGAAATTTGCGCCGTTTTTTTGCTGAACTTTTACCTAATAACTCCATTATTTTAGATTGTAGGCTTTCATTCTCTGCTATCACGGCTTCCATTTTTTTAGAAAGTTCATTAACGGCATCATCATCAGTGTATACATACTGACTAAATGTATTCCCATATAGTAATATCGTGTGGGCTTTTTTATGTAATTCGCATTCTTTTAACTCTTCATATCTTTCTAAACTTATTGTTACTGTATTTACTCTCATATCTTTACCTTTTATTTTTTCAATAACATCATTGATATTTCTCGCATATCCTTAAGATG